GACTTGAGGAACGCATCCTCCGAGACGCCAGCCGACTCTGCCTGCTGCCGCACCAGCTGCCACAGCACCCTAGCGGCCAGCACCGCATCACCAGTGAGCAGCTCGAACTGCGAGCAATTACGTGCGCCTAGATCGACTCCACACGTCGCCCGCACCAGCTCGATAGCTGGCACGTCCACCGTGAGAATCCAATCCTTCCCGAGTGTCTGAAACGACTGCATGACCTACCTGCCTCCCCGTTACGGCGTCACGTCCTGCACGCCCTTGATTTTCAAAACCGCCGAGTACGTTGCATCGCCATTGCTGGCAGTCAGGCTCAGGATCGGACTGCCTGTCAGCGGATTCGTGACACCGGCCGCGATGTGGTAGACCAGCGGCGTATTCGGGTCGAGATCGAGCCCCGAGCCGACAGCCGAACCGCCCGCGTTGATCGCGTCGTAGAACGTCAGCCGCGTGCCGTAGCCAGTGCTGCCGGCAACGTCGATGCAGAACGCGATCAGAGACACGTTATCGCCGTCGATGGCGGCATTGATCTTGGTCTGCTTGCACACCACGACGCCGGTCGTCGCGCTGGCCGGGAAATCGTCGCCCGACCCTCCATCCAGACTGAGCGCGTTGGTCGAAATCGTGCCGTCCACGCCGTAGCGCCGGCCGCCGCTCCAGTAGACGTCGAACTTTCCGTCCGTCTGGCCGTGGCCGCTGGCGAGGTTGCAGGCGGCCGTGTTTGCGTCCGTCTTGACCCAGGAGCTGACAGACTTGGCAGCCGCCAGCGTGACCTCGACGTCGATTGCCTGGTCGGCAGTGACGATCACGTTTTGCGCGATCGAACCAACCGACACTCCATAGTTGATACTTGGCATGATAAGCCTCCGTTGCTGGTGAAAGAGTGGCGTTAGGCGTTGAGGCTCGGCGTGCGGTCCACGTCCTCGAAGCCCTTCAGCGTGAACGTCACGGTCTGTTCACCGCCTAGCGGCTGCGGGTTGCTCATGCCGATGTAGCAGTCGGCGTCCAGCCCCGCGCCGCCGCTGTAGGGAATGCACTTGAGCGCGACTGCGGAGCCGGTCCGAGCCGCGGCGATGAGCGCCGTGAGCGTGGTATCGTTGGACTTCATCACCATCGTCCAACTCAGCGAAACCGAACGGCCTGTCGGTCGAGCTGTCGCGATCGGCACAACAGAGCCATCGCCCTTGATGGTCGTGTCGCCCATCGTCAAATCGTTCTCGTAGGTCACGTCGCGGCAGTTGGTGATCTGCGTGCTCGCGGTACTGCCGGCAGCGCCGTAGTAGAGCAGTGCCTCGTAGCCCATCTTCTTGACTGGGGTGGTCATGTCTCATCTCCTAAAGTGCTCGATGCACTGCGAATTGCAGGGAAATAACCGCAAGAAACTGCTTGTCCTGCGCGAGCTGCTCGCGGTCGTACGCTTGCACAAGATTTGTTTCGAGCCAGTTCGCCTCGACGTCCGCGAATCGATCCGTGGCGAAGTAACGCGCCATGTCGATTGCCAGCGTGTACAGCCGATCAATCTCCGCTCGCTGCACTCCCTCTCCGGCCTGGTTCTGCTGCTCCATCCCGAACCGCTTACGAATCGCGATCTCGAATGACACGTTGGCGGAGTCGTTCGATCGGTCGTCCAGTTCGTACGCGTCCCACACGTCAGGCATGACGACATCGACCCGCAGAACGTCCAGTTCCTCCAGCGTCGCGTCGACATCCAGGTAGGACCGCTCAGCGCGGAACTGCACCGACCACGACGCCGCGTTGATCGCGGACACGATCGCGTCAGCCAGCGTGATCTCCACCGCGTCAGCCATTGACCACCCGCTGCGTATGCACCCGGATTACGAGCCCATCGCCATCGAGTGCCTCGAAGCACTGGCGGCGCAGAACCGGGAACACCTCCCACACGCTTGAGCCGTCGCCGAATCTGTCGCCGGCCGCTGGCGCCACCTGCTCGCCGTCGATCAGGTACGAGCTAGCCGGCAGGTCGAAATCAACTGCCTCGATCGCCGTCAGGTTGCCGCGTGAGTCCACGCGCTCGTAGACGCGAGTCGCCGTCACCGCCGCCACTCCACTCGTCTCCGTGACCCCGCGCGAGAGCGTGAACTCCCGTGCGAACTCGTCGGAGCTGAAGAACGTGGCGAGGTCTGACTCCAGGCTGTCTCTGAACGTGCGGGACATGCGTCGGCTACTCCGCCTGCGCCGTCGCTGCCGCTTCCTGCGTCCGCGGCTCCAGGTATCGCACTCGCTTTTTTTCCGCGAGCGTGACCTCGAACACCGCGTTACCCAGGTCGCTGCCGAGCAGCTGCAACTCCTCGTCCGTCAGCTCAACTGGCGAGTGCTTCGAGAACGTTACTCGCTTGCTTTCGAGTGGCTTTCCCTTGCGGTCTCGCTTGACTAGCGTCCGCACGAATGTCGGCGCCGGCCACGTTGGACGAACCATCAACAACGCCATGTGTCGCTCCCGAGAATGGCAGGAACGGAGCCGCGTAACGCGCGGCCCCGAGTCCAGCCGCGTCGCTTACGTGAAGGTGGTAAGGACCGCGTTCCACCAGGCGAGATAGCCCAGGTTGTAGCGCGCGTCCGTCATGAACTTGACCGATTTGAACTCGCGGTCATCCAGGCCCTTCATCTGCCGCGCGAGCGGGCGCCGAGCCTGGAACACAAACGGCTTGAGCGCCTGGCCCACGTTGAGCAGGTAGAACTTGGTCGCGTCGGTCAGTCCGCCGAGCGTGACGATCGTCGGCTTGTCGAGCACGATGTTCGTCTCGCCGCTCGATACCAGCTGCTTGTTGATCGCCTTATTGGCGGTCTCCTCCAGATCGGGAGGAACGACAAGCAGCAGATTCGGCAGCGGACGCACGGTCGGCCGCACGAACAGCTTGCCCTGATCGTTCTTGTATTGCAGCATCGCCTTGCGTGCCGCGTGGTAGGCCAGCCGGAACTCGTCCTCAGTCGGCGTCGTACCGCTGGCGGCAGCGTAGGTCAGGTCGTTCGACTGACTGCCGGACACGCCCCACGAATGATCCGTGTCGAAGAAATACTGGCCGTCGAAGCAAGCCGTCGACTCGCCGTCCGTGATGAGCGTCAAGAGCAGCTCATCGGGATGATGCGCGGCCTCCTGCCCCATCTGCTCCAGGACCGGACCGTACATGCCGAGACGATCGTCCTCGATGTCCGTGCGGTCGATCGCGACGCCGCCCTCATACTCTTTGTTGGCCAGCGTGTAATCGGCCGCCCGCAGGGTCTGCCACTGCCGATCTCCGAGCCACTCACGCATTCCCGGCATCGCGCCCAGGAATCCGTACTTTTCGTCCGCGCCTTGGCTCGTGACCTGGGTGCAGACCTCGGGATAGAACGGACTGGCGTTGGCCACGCCCGTATCAAACTTCGCGGTCAGCCCCCGCAGGGTTGCGACCGCACGCGCTGTATCCAGTGCCATGTCATGACCTCACCTCCCGAGTGAAGCCGTCGTATGGGAAAAGCCGGGGGGTTCAGTGGCCACCTCCCCCCCCAGCCACTCGGGGTCTCGCTACTTCAGCCGTGCTTCCAGGTCGAGCACGCGCTGCTGAAGGTTCTTGATGACGCTGAGCACGGTGTTGCCTTCGTCCTGCGAAGCAAACCCGTAAGGCGTCGAGGTCGTTAGGTTCTGGATCGCGTAATCCGGCGTGCCGGGAGCGGTGTGGGTGATCGTCGTCAGTGCCGCGATTTCCAGCGCTCCGACATTGCTCGGCTTGATCGAGACGATGTGTTTCGTCGAGCTGACGTAGCGCACAATCTTGCCGATTCGCACGCTGGTCGATCCGAGCGACAGCACGCAAGCGTAGTTGTCGTCGGCGTAGATCGGCATCCCGACGTCGGTCTGCGCGAAGCCAGTGCCGGTCAACTCGAAGTCGCCCTCCGTGTAGACCTCGACCCACTTGTCGCCAGCAGACCCGCTGGAGTTGTCGGCCTGCGCGACGGCGATACCAGCGAACCCGTTGACGCCAGTAGCGGTGTCATCGTCCGCGTAGCCGCTCGCGTTGATGAATACCAGCGTGCCTTCGTAGATGTTCGTCGACGCCGCGACCGGATAGGACCGCCGCGCTCCGTCCTGCCGCTTGGTGATCTGGTTTGCTGTCACTGCCATTGACTGGCCTCCTCAAAAAATGGTGATGGAACGAGGCCGTTAGGCGGCGTCCTTGAGTCGCGACTTGATGAACTCATCGCGCGTGACGCCGATTCGCTCCAGCGCCTCACGCTGCTCGTCGTATTCCTTGCCGAACTGCTCCTCGCGGGTCGGCTTCTTGCCAGCGGGATCGGCGGCGTTGTCGTCAACGGCCGGATTCGCCTTGCTCAGGTAGCCGGCCGCGCGAATCCACTCCTGCGCGTCGGCCCGGGAGAAGCCGGCGTCGAGCATCGAGTCGCGGTCGGCATCCGGCACCTTGGCCAGCTTGCACAGCGCCGCGATCTCTTTGCGACGCGCCAGTTCCGCGGCTTGCTGCTGCTTGGCACACTGAGCGGCCGGCGATTCCTTCGGCGGGTCGCCTTCGGCCATCGCCTCGCCTTCACCCTCGGACTCGCCGTCCTTCATGGACGCGATTTCCGCCTTGAGTGCCTCGATTTCCGCTTTGAGCGACGCAACATCCTCCTCGACGCTCAGCTCTTGCTTTTCGGCCGCGGCGCTTTCGGGCGCCTTGTCGTTCTTTGGCTTGGTCGCCATGCTTTCATCTCCGCGGTTTGATAGATACCGTTCCAAAAACTCGCCGAACCGAGCACGGATGACATCCGCTGGTGCCTCGGCGAAATACGCATCAAGTAACTCCGTCGCCTGCGCGGGGAGATCTTGAATGTCCACAGATTCGAGCGAGAACAGACCGCTCGTGGCGGCTGGCTCGTCGACAAAATCGATCGCGTCCAGAGTCTTGAGGCGGATCGCCTTCAGCCCGTCTTTGTCCGGATCCTGACGATCCATCGCGTCGCCATCGATGCAGCACGCGATTGAGAGACCGAAGTCCTCGGGCGCTTCCTCTGCGAGGTCGAGCAAGTGCTCCACCTGCTCTTGCGTGCGCGGCCCGCCCTTGGAGTTGAGGTGGGTGTCCACGGCGACGTGAAGCATTCCGCCTTCGTCTACCAGCCGAGCGTTGCGAGCGCGGCCGACATGCCGCCCCAGTCCGTCACGCGAGGCGTTGGGGTGGCTGAATCGCATCTTGACGCCGATCTCGCGGCCTGCCGTCAGCTCCACCAGTTGTTCCAACGTAACGCGATCAACTTTCCACGGCCGCGCGTCGCCCTCGCTGAGCTTTCCCAGCTGCATCGCGCGGGCGCCGTAGATGATCCGCTTTTCGCGGTCGACGCGCGCCGTCGCCGGCAAGCCGCGCTCGGGAGCGGTGCGGAACAGTTCTCGTCGCGGAGCCTTGGTGATCTTGGTCACGCGATAGCCTCCGTCGTGCTGTCAACGGGCAACGGATTAGCCGGCCGTGGCGTGCGGGTCGTAACAACGCCAGCCTCAGACAGCAGGCGACGTTCACGAGCACGGGCCGCGATGAACGTCTCCAGGTCGTGGCCACGTTTGCCGAGCTTTTCCTCGACGGTTGCCAGCCCGCCTTCGATCTCGGCGAGGTCCGCGTCTACTTCCTCGCCTGGATTGAGCGCGTATTCCCACTTTGGCGGCACCCACGCATGGCGAGTGAACGAATGCGGGTCGGCGGCGTACTCGGCCGGCGAAACGTCAATCTCTCCGACAATCACGCCTTCCTCGAACATGCGATCCCAGACGCGAGAGAACCACTGCTCTCGCATCAGCCGCTGGCCTACCTCTGTCGTGAGCTTGGCCTCGGTGAGCACGAGACGGCCTGCGGCGAACGAGAGACCGTTCCAGCGGCGAGTCACCATCTCGTACGGCCACGCAATCGCAGCAGCGATGCGGCCGTAGCACCACTCCATGAATCCGGCAAATCCACCGCCCGGAGCTGTTGGCGTACCGAAGGTGATTTTCTCGCCCGGATTCAGATAGCGGATCGTGCCAGGAACCAGATCCTCCAGCGGTCGGCCGGATGCCGATGTTCCGGTGGCGGCAGCCGCGGCAGCGTCATACGAGGCAATCGGCTGCTCGACGAATGCCGCAAAGCACGCCTCGACCTGCGCCTTGAGGATC